TTTTTAAAAATTTCACAAACAAATAAAAATTTAAGTTTTAGAAGAATGTTATCAGAAATTAATAAAAATCATGGACACAATTTCTTAACAGATGAAGTTAAAATGTTGAGAGTGTTCAAAAAATATGCTGGATATGATTATGAAAAGAAGCAGTTTCGCATTCAAATTGATGGAAATAATGCTGAGTTGATACCTCCCGTTCTTTCGTTGGGGGAAGATGCTGGTGAAGTGTTTCTTAATGCTCTCGAAATGTATAGAGATGAATCTTTTTTTTTGTTTAATAAGCAGATTGATTTAACGTCGTCCTTTATAGATTCTGTACCTGAATATCTTCGTCAGTATACATTTAATCCTCCTCATATGAAACGCGTAATTACTCATAATGTTATTGGTTATAAGGAATCTCTTTTTCAGTTACCTAAATATTTAGTTGATGTTCCTTTAGTTATATTAGAAGCTGATAATTACATACGTAAACATAGTGGTCCTGAGGCTCAATCATGTTTTGATTTATCTTATTGTGTTAAAAATGGTTTTCCAATTTCAGTTGTGACTGGTGTTCATAGTAATGGTTTGAAACGAAATTTGGATAAAATGGCACAAAATCAATATCACATTGATCCTTCTATTGATGATTCTACGTTATTTTCTGGCATGTTTATGTTATTGAAAGATATAGAAGCTCCTGTGGCTACGGTCGATATACCTCGTCCTGATCGTACTGCTTTGGTTAATCATATAGCTAAATATAAGACTAGTGTAGGGGTTATACCTATGTCTGAGCCGATTCTTCATAAAGGTTTTGCTGATAAAATTAAGGTTCATTTTGATAAGATGCCTACTAAAAAGGAAGCTGTTAAAGATTGGATTGCTGATTTGATTGAGTTCTATTGGGATGATTTAGAAAAGTTAATACATTTTTATGATAAGGATCGTTTTTTTCCTGGCGCTGTTATAGATAAGAGTAGTTTTAAATATGAGATTAAAAATGGTCATGAAATGGGTAATTTGGATGATTTAAAAGCATTTCATGAGAAAGTTCGTATGTTCTTTGTTGAACCTGTTCATGCTGTTATGATGTCTCATATAGCGCTTGTTGGTCTTTTTAATTATCTTACAATGCAAGGTTTTGAGATTGGTACTAAATTAAATGATGGAGGATTTCGTTATATATTTAAAAATCACGATTGTAGTAGTACTCCTCACCAATTGGATGAATTTTATGAAGCTATTTATAAAGAATATGAGTTTTTGCGTGAACGAGAATTTGTTGAAATTGATGCGGAAGCGTTTGATCAGTCTCTTCTTTTTAAGATGTTGATGATAGTTGGTTTAACTTTTTGCATGTTTTATATGTTTAAGTCGGGCAATGCTGTGCGTACTATCATGGGAGACATTGTTTTTCGTTTAGTTTTTAAATATTTGTATATGGTTCCTATATACTCTTTGTTTTTAGTTTCAGGTATGATGTTTTCTGGAAAATATGAGACTTCTCATGGTAATACGTTGTATCAAAACTTAATTTTCTTTTGTTATTTGTCTAGTAAATTAGCTGAGTATAAGAATCATCCTAATATAACTATTTTGCAGTTGTGTATTAAATGGAGATTGATAGCGCGCGCTTTTTGTGGAGATGACACTTTTTTATCTTATTGTATGTATTTGAAGCGTACTTTTAATATTACGGTTGATGATTATCAATCTTTTGCTGCAAAATTTGGTGTCCGTTTTAAAATTAAGAAGATTCGTCCCTTGTATGGTGTAGTTCACTCAAAAAAAATTGGTAGTGGATGGGTTACTACAAATCCTGTAGAGGGCATTACTTTTTTGAAAAATCAGATGGCTTTGGTTTATGAAGATAATGCTGATGGTAAGGGTCTATGTTTTGTTGGCCTTTATCCTTTTCGTTCAACTACAGATCTTATGTTTCGTATTGGTAATAGTGATCGCGCTAATGGATTTATTGATTCTTTTTTTGCTAAAACTTTGTCACTAGCTTATATTTCTTTTGGCAATAGAGAAGTTTTTCATTATTTGCGAGTACTCTATTTGATTGCTGTTAAACGATTTTCTTGGGATGGAATTATTGATATTGATAAAATAAAAGATCTTTTTAGAGGTAGTAGTATTATGTTTATGGCTGCTCAAATGTTAGGCCCTACTGCTCAGTATCCTTCTCTTATAGAATTAAGAAATAGACATGACTCTGGTGCTCCTAAACATAAAAAAGCAATTTATGATTTTAATGAACATAATAGTTTTGCTAAGCATCATGATAATATTGCGTTCGAAG